TGTAAGCCCTGTTGCTGGTCAAATTCGTTATAACACCGACAATAACCAGTTTGAAGGTTATGCTAATGGTGTTTGGGGTCAATTAGGCGGTGGTGCTACTGGAGCAGGTGGTGACCAAGTGTTTGTAGAAAATGGCGTAACTGTAACTGCAAGCTATACACTTACAACTGGTAAAAACGCTGAAAGCGTAGGCCCAATCACTATTAACGCTACCAAGACTGTCACAATACCAAGTGGACAACGCTGGGTAATCTTGTAAAATAGACGAAATTAAAGGATAAACAAAATGAGTTCAGTCGTAATTTCAGGCGATACAAGCGGTGCAATAACGCTATCTGCCCCAGCCGTATCAGGGACAAATACAGCAACACTTCCAGCCGCTACTGGCACAGTAATGGTTAGCGGTAATATGCCAGCGTTTAGTGCTTATCAAACCGCAAACCAAAGTGTATCTAACGCTTCTTATACAAAAATTACATTCACAACAGAAGAATTTGATACTGCTAATTGTTTTGCTTCTAGCCGTTTTACTCCAACTGTTGCTGGTTACTATCAATTAAACGGACAAGTTCAATGGCTAAATGCTTGTGTTGGAAGATTTTTAGTGCATATACATAAAAATGGCACATATTACAAAAGAGGTACAGACATAAATGCCACCAATTTTGGTGGAGTTGTTTCAACAATAGCTTACGCAAATGGAACAACTGATTACTTTGAAGTTTATGTATATCAACAATCAGGTGGTTCTTTAAGTACAGACAATTCTTATGACCAAACTGTTACTTGGTTCAATGGCATTTTAGTAAGGACTGCATAATGTTATACGACAAAATTATTGCAATTTACCCTGAATTAGCAAATTTTGATTTTGCTAAAGGTGTGATTACACTTCAAAACGATGGTAATGGCGATTACATTGCTAAATGGGAACACCCTACACTAGCTAAACCAACAGATGAGGAATTAGCATAATGGCTTACGGAACAGTAAATGCCGATGTAATCGGAACAAGCGTAGCTGGCTCTAATCTAGGTGCTGGTGATGCGTCTTTAATGAAGAATCGCATTATCAATGGTGCGATGGTTATTGACCAAAGAAATGCTGGTGCTAGTGTTACTGCAACAAATGCTAGTTTATACACTCTTGATAGATGGAAAGCTAATGCTTCTCAAAACTCTAAATATACAGTTCAACAAAATGCTGGTTCTGTAACACCACCAGTAGGATATATTAATTATTTAGGTGTAACTTCTTCTTCAGCATATAGCGTTGCTTCAGGAGATTATTTTAATATTATTCAATCAATAGAAGGTTTAAATTGCACAGATTTAGCGTGGGGCACTGCAAACGCAAAAACAGTAACTTTGTCATTTCAAGTTTATTCTTCATTGACAGGAACTTTTGGCGGTGCAATACAAAATTCTGCTGGCAATAGAAGTTATCCTTTCGCTTATACAATTTCATCTGCAAATACATGGACACAAATTAGCGTAACAATTACTGGTGATACTACAGGCACTTGGCTAACAACCAATGGAACAGGAATATTAGTATCTATTGGTCTTGGTAATGGCACAACATATAGCGGAACTGCTGGTTCATGGTCAGGCAATTATTATTTTTCTGCCACAGGAGCAACATCCGTAGTAGGAACAAACGGAGCAACCTTCTATATTACTGGTGTTCAACTAGAAGTAGGAAGTAGTGCTACTGGATTTGAGTATGTTAATTATCAGACTAGCCTAGCTAACTGCCAAAGGTATTATTGGAAAGTAAGCGGTGATGGTGCAAGTATTGGTGGCTTTGGTTCAGGTCAATGTGCAAGTTCTGTAACCGCAAACATCATATTTTCTTACCCAGTAACTATGCGAACTGCCCCAACTATTGCACAAAGCGGTACATATACGATTAACTTTGGTGCTGGTAACTCAACAGTTTCAGCAATTATTGGATATACAAGTAGTGCTTATGGTCGCATTGATGCAACTATTAGCGGTGCTACAACTGGTTATGGTGCGGCTGGGTGGTTATCTAACGGAACTTCTAACTTTATTACAGGAAGTGCAGAACTATGATGTATCAAATACAAAATGATTTTCAGGGCAATCCTGTTGCCGTTACGATTGTTGGTCAAATTATTACTATCCCTATGGATGAAGCCAACACAGACTACCAAGCCTACCTAAAATGGGTAGCTGAAGGCAACACACCATTACCAGCGGAGAATACATAATGCCTACTATTATTTCAGGTGATGGAACAATCACAGGACTAACTTCTACTGGTATTAGTGCGGCACAGACAGTAACTAGTGTACCTAGTTCAGCGTTACCTGCTGGAACAGTAAAACAAGTTTTGTTTACAAGCATAACTTCAAATACAAGCACAACTTCCGCTACTTTTGCAACCATTGGGTTAAGCCTGTCAATTACCCCATCTAGCACGTCAAGCAGAATACTTGTGATTGCCAATGTTAGAACAGCACCAGCAGCCGCCAATCAAACTGCAAAAATAGCTATTTTTAGAAATTCTACAAACATTACTAGCGTTGATGGATATACACAATACGGAGTTGCTTCTCTATATGCTATTAGTCCTATTCAAACAGTAGATTCGCCATCTTCAACTTCATCAATTACATACAGCGTTCAAATGGCATCAACTGGTGGAACAGTAAACACTTCTTTTGATGGTCAGCCAGCTACACTTATTGTTATGGAGATTGCGGGATGAATTTAACAACACAACAACAACACGCAATTATTAAATTAAATGCAAAAGTAGTTACTGTTCATGAAAACATTGCTTACGATGCTAACGGCAATGAAGTAGCTTATGACCTACAAGCCGTAACTGCACAAGCACAAGCTGATGCACAAGCAGTCATTGATACAAAGGCTTCTGCACTAGCTAAACTAGCCGCATTAGGTTTAACTCAAGACGAAGTTAAATCTTTGATTGGCTGATATGTCTACTATTGATAAAAACGAAGCGGCTTTATCCGCCCACGAACAAGTTTGTGCTTTTCGTTATGAATCAATTAATGCTCGCTTGAAAAGACTTGAGCAAATATTAATTGGTTCTGCTGGATTTATGATTGCCGCACTCCTTTCCATCGCATTTAAACTAAATTAATGATGTGGCAGACCCATTCGGAATATCTGAAGGCGTCAAAAGCCTTACAGGAAGCCTTGAAGCAAGTAGAACCGCAAGCAAAGGCTTATCTGAATCTATTGAAAACATACAGCGAGATGGCCTTGATGTTGCTAACAAACAAGCCCAAGAAAGACTAAGGGCAAGGCGAGAAGCAGAGTTTAGGAAAGAAAAGGCATTAATCAAGGCTTTAGAATCATGGAAACATAAGAAACAAATAAGTGACGAAGAAGCTAAGTTAAAGATAGATTTTGTTAAGAAATATGGTGCTAAAGAGTGGGAAGCAGTCCTTAAAATCAAGCTGGACATCGAGAATATGCAACGCAAAGATAACGAAGAATTCCAGCATGATTTAAAAGCAGTCCGCAGGGTACAGTTTTATTGTTTTTGTGTTGCCGCTGTATTTGCTTGGTATTTTACTTGGGGGTACAAATGGTAGCTTATTTAACCTTTTGCTTTAGTTACTGGGGAGCATTAGCATGTTTGGCATAGATGACATCATTGGCGTTGGGATGAAGATACTGGATAAAGTTATTCCCGATCCAGCACAAAAAGCACAAGCCCAAGAAAAATTGCTAGAACTCCAGCAACAAGGCAGACTAGCAGAATTACAAGCAGATTCGGTAGAAGCCCAAGAAGTGACCAAGCGTCAAGAAGCGGATATGGCATCGGATAGCTGGCTTTCTAAGAATATTAGACCCATGACTTTAATAGCTATTTTAGCTGGTTACTTCATATTTGCAGGACTATCTGCCGCTAAGATTGATGTCAATTCCGAATATGTCCAATTGCTAGGTCAATGGGGAATGTTGATTATGTCCTTTTATTTTGGTGGTCGCACCCTTGAAAAAATTATTGGAATGAAAAATGATAAACAGCCGAAGCCTTGATGATCTAGTTGCCCCAGCAAAAGAGTGCGTAGAACGCTTTATTGCGCTATGCAAGGATAACGGCATAGACTTGTTAGTAACATCGACTTATCGTGATAATGAATCACAACAGGCTTTATACGAACAGGGTAGGACTACGGCTGGAAAGGTGGTTACAAATGCTAAAGCAGGTGATTCTTGGCATAACTGGCGTTGTGCTGTTGATGTCGTACCTTTGGTCAATGGTAAGCCTGATTGGGATGGTTCTCATCCTGTATGGGCTAAGGTCGGAGAACTAGGTAAACAAGCTGGTTTGGAATGGGCTGGAGAATGGCGTACATTTAAAGAATTGGCTCATTTTCAATACACGGGTGGTCTTACTCTTACCGACCTTAAAAACGGTCAGCAAATCGCTTAAAAAGGGTTAAATAATTTAGTTTCTAACAAAACCATTGGTTCAACATCTTGCCAATCATTTCGGTCTTTTCTGCCGTTTACTACAAACTTTAAACCCTCAAATTGGGTAAACTTTCTGTACCAAATTCCATCTTTTGTTTTAAGCACTAAAAAGAACGGTAACTTGGTAAATTCCACTAGCGTTTTGGCAGAAATAAACTTACCCATGCTAATGAAATAACCGCCACTCATGCGGTCAAACTGCGCTAATTCGTAATTTAAACACTTAATTTCGCAAAACCCAGCAATCTCTTTATTCCGTGTAAAGGTATAGTCAAGACCGTATTTAATGGGCATTTTGACCACTTCACACTTCCATTTTTCCTCAAGTAAGGCAGCAACTCCCCTTTCAACGTCAAGGTTCTTTTGGGTTTCGTATAAAGGCCTCATTCTTGTGCCTTTCTTAGTATTGCTCTAGCAAATTCAATAAGGTTGTTATTTAAATATCCATCTTTAAATGGGTTTTCTGCATGAATTTTTAATATTTCCTCATCTGTTAGTGTCTTTACTGGATGGTTGTAAAGTGGCATCCATGCTTGTGGATAATATGTTGGCAATTCATCATCAAACAATATTTTGTATTCGTCATTTACATTAATCCAAGCGTATGGTTTCATATTGGATAACCCTGCGTAAGATAAGTCGCTCCAAACACAATAAAACAGATAAACAAAGCCATCAGACCGCCTAAAATAAATTCTTTCATGTTATTCTCCTATTGAAAAATACGGTAGCGTGGGTTGCAGGTAACTTCTACAGGTACATCACTCATAATGCCGTTAATCTTACGCTTGGCTGTAATGACTACGGGGCGTGTACCAGCTTCTTCACACTCTGTAATGCCAAGAATAACTTGAGCACGGCTCATGTGAAAAGCCTGTTTATCAGTTTCTAAGCTGACATTTGGTGGTTCAAAAGAACTACAGGCGGCTAAAGCTAATGGCGTAAGTAGTAGTAAATATTTCATGATTTTTCCAGTTCTGAGTAGGCTTCTTCAGCTTGCTTTACAAATTGATCAAAATTGAGAGCGTGGATCATTTCTAATACGCTGGTCTTGGTGTCGCAAACAAATACATCTTCTATATCTAAACATCCTGAATGGCCTAGGCTAGGCTCATCGGGTTCTGCTGAACCGTGTATATCAAGGTAGGTATCACCTAACCACATACTAAATAAATAATTTTTACGCATTTGTTGCTCCTTTTTCTATCTCACTCGTTATTGAGTAACACCAGTTTAGTTAAGCTATCTTAACAATGCAAGTATTATTTAATAGGGATATACCCTAAGTTGTAAAAAAGAGACAGGGCAGTATTTAGCAGTTACTAGCTGTTAGGTGGAAAGCCGCAAAAACCCTAACTTACTGCATCCTACTATGGCGGCTTAACGCCCTAATGAGGTGGGCGGCAGTCCCGTGAAGGAGCATAGATTGTGTCTACCCCACCGCCCATACCGCATTATATTCCGTTCTTGATCTGATATACACGCAACAAATGCTCAAAGCACTCCCAGCCCTTTTGAAGCCTGTCTTGCTCTATTTCTATCAGTTTTACTTGGTTTGTGAGGGCGTTTACAAAGACTATGGCGCACCGTGCCGTTGGAATGCCCAAGCCCTCGCGATACGCTGCCAGTTGCATCTCATGCTCAAAGTAAACATCCACCTTTTCAAGGTCGGTTTCCTTGGTTTTAAAGTCCACTACAAAGCCATCGTTTCCTACGGCCTTTTTAGCCATTAAATCGACTTTGCCACCAAACCCCAAAGGATGCCCAAAAGAACGCTCTGAGAGCCACGGTTGGCTTCCAAAGCCCTTTTCTAACGCCTTATCTATTTCATCCAAATACGCAGGTTTTTGAGGCATATACATCTGCTCAAAATACCCCTGAATAATTGCGTGAATAGCGGTTCCACGTTCTGCCGCATCCCTGCCTGTTGCCTTGGAGTCTTGCATGACCCTTGAAAGCCAATCAGCCTCAGGTTCATCGGGCAACCTTGGAAGAGTAAGTGCTGCTAAGAGGACTTGTTGCTGCAACCATGAATTAAGGCCTGCTTTTGATAGCTGTCCGTTAATTGTCGTAACACTTGGCAAAAGTCCGAGCTTCCGTGCGTCTCTGAGCGTTGTTGGCCGTTCCCCAGTCTTGCCGATGGTTGTATAGGCTGGAGTGCCATCTTTCGTATACCAATGTCCACTTTCTGCCACCTTTTCTTTAACTATCATTTTGACCCTTAAAATGGAATATCTGATAAATCATCGTCAACAATCTTTGGCTCGTTTGCCTCACGTTGTTTTTGCCCACGCCACTCTGATGATTCGGTGATCTTCTCCTTGTAGTACTTTGGCAAAGCATCGTACTTAGATTGGTCAAATTCAGCTAACCAAAAATGCAACGGTGGGTTGACTCCCTCAGGCTGGGCGTTACGCAAAGCCGATGGCACGGGGCTAATACCGCTAATGTTGGCGTACTTGCCATCCTCGCTGTGAGTAATGTTTACCATGCAGAACTTGCCAAGCAGACCTTTAAGGTCAAAGTTCTTTCTATCTTCTGCGGTCATTTTCTTGTTTGACCATGCCTCTAAGTCTTGGCGCAAGCGTGCTTGGTCACCCAATGACACTGTGTATCGCTTGGACACAATTAACGGTTTTTTATCGTCTGTTTGCAAAGGCTGCCCAGCATCATCTTCACCATGAAGTTCCCAAGTAAAAACAACCTTGTGCATAATTTTGGACTCGCCAGCCCATTCGACTGATTGGTGACCCAAGTCAATGATGGAATAAAGGCGTGCCATGTGAAGCCCAGCAGGGGCAATCTTAAACTCTTTACTGTTGTCTGAAATAATCATTTGTTTGCTCCAAAAATATTGCCAAAGTCATTAATAACATCACGCAGGATAGGATTAACATGGGAATTGCGTGGAAGGCCGCAAGCGTAACGTAAGTCGTTTATTTCAGCTTGGGTGATAAAGATGCCATCTTCAAGGTCTTTAAAGATGCGTTCCAAATGGGCTTGGAATTGGTTTAAATCGTGGGTTTGCTGTTCTATTTCACTCATCAGAGTTCTCCTTAAAATTAACACGGTATTTACCGTACACCCATATTAACCTAACTTAACACAAATTGCAATAAATATGTTAAGATACCTGAATGAACGCAACAGCCATTATTCGACTTTTAGGTGGGCCAACAAAGGTCTCCAAAATGCTAGGAATTAGCGTTCCTGCCGTTTCTATGTGGCAAAACGGGGACATTCCCCACGATAAAATGGTCATTTTGGCGGCAACGTTGGAAAAGGAAAGCCACGGGTTAATTAGCCGAAAGTCGCTATTTCCCGACACTTATCAGTTAATTTGGCCTGAATTAAAAAGTTAGGTTATACTTTCTGCAAGCGGAGTGAAGTCTGCGGGT